CGATCAAAGAGCGGAACCTAATCATTAAACACCTGCTGACATGATCTACTCGCAATCCGGACAAATCCCCTACCACCAGTACTGTCTCGTCGATGCCTCGTTTATATCCAGTCGCACCGGGTTTATCCCATGCGTCTGGTTTGGCTTGGTATCCATCCCCGGTCGAATGTGGGGTTGCACCATCATGCTCGAATGCGGAGCGGTCTACAGGGCCGTACCGCCTCACGCCATAGCATTCGATCTACAGCCTGACCTTATCTGGAGCAAACAAAATGCTCAGCGATGGGATTGCTACGGAACCGATTTCGCCACCATCGAGTATACGTTTTTGCGAGGACTCGAATGTAACGTCAAATGCGATGACTTAATCACCACCGGTGACTACCTCTTCACCGCTGCGCCCATCGGAGATAGTTGGAGTCGTCAGCCTAATCAGGCTAAGGAGTTCATGTTCATCCGAACCGAGGGCGAACGCCTCACCATTCAACCCACCGACAAAGTAATCTTCGTCGAGAAGTCATTCACTGAAACTGAATGGCCAACTGGACTTATCACGACCGACACCGTTTACACCTGCGAATAAACGTTTCCCCACATGAAGAAAAAAGCCACTTACACAGTTATCACCATCGACTCAGCACTCCACGAAGACGTTCGCAAATATTGCGACGAGAATGGGATAAAGATCGGATTTTTCGCCAAGCAAGCGTTAAGGAAGTTGCTGGACAAGAGGTGCGCCACGACGCAATCGAGCGTGCCTTCTACCGCCAGTACAACGAACGAATGACGCGGGCCGTGCCTTGTGGCACGGACAATCCCCTTCGTCTGCTATGAAGCAGTAGGCGGAGGGGCAAATTTCCTAAAATTATGAATCTAAGAGAATACCAACAAAAAGCAGTAGAGTGGGCCAAAACTAGCGATGGACTGATCATCGCTCCCGCCGGTAGCGGTAAGACATGGATTGCCGCGAGCATCATCAAGAACTATCAAAACTGCGGATCTGGATTGAGATTCGGATGGCTTGCTCCGACCCGCGAGACGTGTCAGCAAGCGCGCACATCGCTCCGTGTTGCAGGTGTGCCTGATGAGATTGTGGATGTCCGCTGTCCACATGAGTCAGTGGACTTCAGCAAGAAGGACATGCTCATCGTGGACGAAGCAAAGCACAGCGCCGCCGCAGGCTGGAGACGCATCATCGAGTCCTGTAACGGTATACGTTATGGATTCGACGCCACTCCGTGGGGCGATGATCCAGATCGCAACGCGGTGACACGAACGCTCTTCCACAACCGCACCTACGAAATCAAGCGAAGCGACATTGGCGATTCATTGGCCGACGCTTACCTCGAAATCAGCCACGCCACGGACCTCAACCTTCAGCAGAAGATCGACGACAACATCGACCGGCTGTTTGTAACAAGACGGCGGTACATGCGGATAAGTGATGAAGATCTGAAGAAGATGTGCGCTTGGGAATCGCTCGTCGATATCGGCATCTGCCAGAACCGCGAGCGCAACAACTACGCCATCAACTACGCGGTCGAACACCTCGACATGCAGACGCTCATCCTCATTCCACGCATCACGTTGGGCGAGGAGTACGAGAAGCGAATTCCGAATTCTCGGCTCGTCCATTCCAAGATCGGCAAGAAGCAGCGCAAAGCCGCGATGGAAGAATTCAAGGCTGGCAACCTGCGAACCATGATCGCCACTTCATTGGCCGACGAAGGATTGGATCTTCCCAACGTCGATCTGCTCATCATGGTCAGCGGCGGTCGGTCGTCGCAGAAAACGATTCAGCGAGCCAGTCGGGCATTGCGGAAAACAGAAACCAAGAACTGCGCGACAATCGTAGATTTCTCTGACAAATTCCACCCCATCGGAGCATTCCACGCAAAGAAGCGAATGGCTTGCTACCGTGAACTAGGTTGTATTTTCCAATGAGTGTATCCACGACATCAACAGCGAACGAAGTATCAGCCACGCCGACCGAGAACGTAGTCTATCTGATCGGCGAACTGCGCGGTATCAGTCGGCAAACCGAAACCAAAACCGGCTCGCTCATGGTGCGCCGCGTCATATCGATCGCCCGTCACTGGACCGACAACGAAGGGCGCTTCCACGAAGACTACGACGATTTTGAATTGTCGAGTTGGGGACAGGTTGCGGAGAAGATCATCGAGATTCAGAACGGCGCGTTAGTCCGAGTCAAAGGCCGCGTGAAAGTTGAGAAGTGGACTGATGGCACGGAAACCAAAAGTGCAGTTCGAATCGCGGCGGAGAACGTCACTATCCTTTGTTACTAAAAACAATACTAAGCGAATGAAATCAAACCAAACAATCGTTGCGGTCGATCCGGGTGTGGGCGGCGGATTCGCCGTCAGTACATCGGAAGGAATACTGCTCTTCCCAATGCCCGAGTCGCTGCCCGACACGGCCCAACTACTCAGCGGATTTAAGCTGACTGACTCGCATTTGTGGGTCGAGAAGGTGCCAAAGTTCGTGAGCAAACTCACGTCGTCGGCCAGCATGGCCACGCTCCATGAGAACTACGGGATTGTGCAGGGACTTGGCTACGCGCAAGGCTACGCGCTTCACCGTGTCGAACCCAAGATCTGGCAAGAACCACTTGGACTCGGAGGACGTAAATCATGCGAAACCGGACCAGAATGGAAGCGAAAACTAAAAAGCAAAGCTCAGGAACTGTATCCGAATCTGGACGTCACATTGAAAAACTGCGACGCGCTCCTAATCCTCCACTACGCGATGGGCGGTGGCCGGTGATACACAAAGCCAATCGTCCGCCCTCGCCCGAGGAGCTGAAGCAATTGCTCATCATGGCGTTCGGAATGGGGTTGGTCGTCGCCAGCGCTTACTTCCTTCTCTTCGTCATCAAATGAGCGAGAACAACATCAAGCCCATGTCCGAAGAAACGGACGTGGAGACATTGCGAGCGGCCATCGCAGAATACCAATGGTTGGCCAGCGTACTTTTCAAATCTCTCGGGTGCGGATGCAACGGAACTCAAGACCTTTGCTGGAACTGCACCCAAGCCGAGCGACACTACAAACACACAATCGAGACATACAAATGATCAGCGCAAACAAAATGCCCATTATGCGGATAGCAGAAGCAGATGAAGCACCCGAAAAGATTCACTTCGCTTACATCGACCAGAAGTACAAGGAGTGGCTGATCCGACGCGGATTTTCCAATGAACTTGGTCAGGAACTCGGGATGAGGAGAGCAGGCGGATGGCGCGGAAAGACGGCTAAAAAAGGTTAATTAATGGAAACTCAAATCACGAGAGAACAGTTATTGAAGGAAGCACCGGCATTGATCGACTATGCGATTCTTCGAGGTTGGATAACCAAGCCCAAGCCAAAGGTGCAAATTGTTGACGGAGTTTGGCATGCGGCTGGCACAGGACATCTCGATAACGCCTCAGAAGATGAAATTCAAAAACTTAGAGAACAGTTCGCTACAGGTTGAGGTCATTTCAGATGACGTAGAGATACGAGTCGGAGAAATGAAATGGGTAGGTGTGGCCTACACCCGTGACGGAAAACCAAAGGTGTACGTTCGAACGAAGGCCGAATTCAAGGCCAAGTTCATCCCGGTCAGTGAACAAGCACCCTAAACTCTACATCGCAGCACAAGAGCAGCTCTTTGCGAAGTTTCAGTCTCGCTCCATACCAATCCAACACTGGAGCAAGTACCTGATGACTCCCAAAGAGCTGTCTCTCCTTTTCGCAAAGTTCGAAGAATCAAAATCAGTTCTCCAGCAAATCGCCTCGAATGATCTAGGCGAAAGCGGGGACATAGCGCGTAAACAACTTGGAATCCAATGAATCAATCAAAGATCGACCGTGCCAGAGCATGGCTCAGAAACACGCCGGGAGCCGTCACAGGTCAAAATGGGCATGGAAGCACCTTCGCCGTCGCAACTGCGCTCATACACGGTTTTGAGCTTACTACGGGGGATGCTGAGATGCTCCTCAACGAGTACAACGCGAAATGTCTCCCGCCGTGGAAACCACATGAACTGGCCCACAAGCTCGATCAAGCGTCCAAGGTTTCGCACGACAAGCCGCGTGGTTGGCTCTTATCCGCTCAATCGGGCATTGGTCAGGGCGGCAATCCCATCTCGCCCACCGGCAAGTTCGTCGTTCGCACGATCCAAACGATGCCGGAACCTCCGTCTCCGTTTACGACAATCGACTTCCTAAAAGCCTGCTTCGAATCAGATGAGGTTGTCTGCATCTGTAACGACATCATTTTCGACGAAGAGGGTCGAGGTAGGCCAGCCTCCAAGGGTACGTTCCTCAAGCGCGACGAATGGATTAAGAACCACTTCACGCCGCCCATCAGCGCCATGTGGAACGGCAGCGATAGCAAGGGTGCATACGTCCGCATCAACCCATGTTTCGACGAGAGCGGATCGGATTCCGGCGTGGCGAACTTCCGCCATGTCTTAGTCGAGATGGACGAGAAGACGAAGGATGAGCAATGGACAGCGTTGAAAGAGTCGAAGCTCCCGCTATCTGTCGTCATAGATTCCGGCGGTAAGAGTCTGCACGGCTGGGTGCGCGTTGAAGCGGCCAATAGAGAGGAGTGGAACGAGCGCCGCGATGTCGTCTATCGCTACCTCGAAAGCATCGGCATCGATCCGAAGAACAAGAACGCGAGCCGGTTCTCTCGTCTGGCCGGTGTAATGCGCGATGGCAAGGAGCAGAAGCTGTTGGCCGTCAACGTGGGCGCAGTGAACTGGGAAGCGTTCAAGGACGACATGGACGCGCAGGACATGCCGATGGAGTTCTCGATAGATGCCATCATCGAGTACGATCCGCAGAATGATCCTGACAATTTGATCGGTGACAGATGGGTTCGGCGCGGATCTTCGCTTCTCTTTGTGGGGCAAAGCGGTTGCGGCAAAAGCTCGATGGCCGCGTATCAAGGTCTGAAGTGGGCATCCGGCGAAGCTTGGTTCGGTGTCAAACCCGTCCGTGCGCTAAAAGTGGCTTACATTCAGGCGGAAAACGATATCGCCGATCAGCATGATGCGCTCAAGGGCGCTGCTCAGATGACCTTCGGCAAGGAGAACTGGGAGCGAGGTCTTCGGAGTGTGAACATGTTATTCTTCCGAGAGACGGTGAGAACAGGCTCTGACTTTGCGACGATGCTGCGCCGCCTCGTTCGCAAGACTAAGGTCGATGTGGTTTATATTGATCCACTGCTCTCCTACATGGGCGGAAATCCATCGGATATCGAGGTCTGCGCGAACTTTACGCGGCACTTGCTCCAGCCGATTATGATGGAGACAGGCGTAGTCCTGATTCTCGTTCATCACTTCCCCAAGCCCAAAGGTCGAGACGACAAACCAGAGAGCGTAGCAGAGATGGCCTACTCAGGATTCGGATCGTCGGACTTAACGAACTGGGCCAGAGAGGTGATTGTGATGAAGGAAGTTGGTTTCAATCAACCTCGACAATTTATGCTCGGAATGGCGAAGCGAGCGGATCGTTCCGGCATGACGGACAAAGACGGAAAAGTCACCGGATCGATTATGATCCAGCGTGGTACGGGCGGCGACATCTCATGGAACTACGCAGATCCACAGAAGTTCGTCGTTGATAAGGAGTCGGCCAAAAAGCCGTACGTCAAAGGACGCTATCCTAAGCGTTGAGCTTAGGTTCTCCGAACTACCAAGCGGCGCACGACCAAAATTTAGGCGTCGTCTTGTCCTTCGCCTCCGCACAGTTATGCCGCGCACGGAAGTTCTTACGACGCTCAGGATTCGACTTCTTGATCGTCATATCAGGATCGCCGAAGCGAACGATGACGACCTTGTTCGCCGGATTCTTAACGTACACCGCGCTCTTCTTCCGCTCACCCGGCGTGTAGAAGGGCTTGTTCAACGTCACCTTCTTGCCCTGATAGGTATTACCCTTTTTGGAGAGGGAGGTTTTCATTAGTCGCGGCGACGGGCTTGACGGCTCATTTCTTGAAGTTGCTTCTCCTCAGATTGACCTTCTTC